CTCCAATCGTAATGTCTTGATGAGACATGTTAAAAGCACACTTAGGTGTGACCGTAAAGTTGACCTTCCTCAGGAAAAACCACCAATGCAAGGTGGAAAATTGTAAGGAGGAAGGACCTAGAGCAAATTAAATTCTAGGCTACCACTTTGCGGTGTTTAAATGTTAAATTATGTGAGACTGTAACTAATAGCAGGTGGACCAATAATAGTACCAAAATCAAAATCAGCACCTCCAGCTCTCAGTACAACGCATTGCGACGGATTGGGTGGCAACGTGTTATACTGAAGACGAGAGGAAAGTTGTTCGGCAGATGGCGCATTATTAACTCGTTGAGTACGAGCAGAATAATACGGCAACTTCACGTCAACAATCGGATTAAGTTTGGTAATATTAACGGTCGAAATATCTTCTATCGATACACCAACACCACTAGATGGTTCTGCGGCTTGATCGAAAATTGGATGATTACTGACATACATCAGTGGTTCAACCAATGTTCCATGATTCCACGTCACCAACTTGAAGTGTTGACTTCCTCTGTTAAAAACGTACAAATACGAGAGACGATCTAACACAGAATATGGCAATGTCACATCTGGGAGGTTAAAATAATTTGGCCAAACGGTCAAATCAGAAACCAACCCAGAGAAACATGGCGTAAATCTGTGTAATAATGATCGAAAACTCGTAATATGTTCGCTTGTAACAGAATCTATCGCAACAGTTGATACAGGCATGATACTAATCACTTTCTCAGTTTCGTTATGAATATCTGGCAATTCTTCCCCGAGCACTTGTGCAACGGGACGAAGTGCCACATCTTTATAACGTTTTTCGTAATCAGAGGTCTTTGGAACAGGAAGAACGACGGTTGTTTTGAATGGTATACTTGATTGAACAGCATATCGCATATCCGAGCTAGAAACCCACACATTGATATCGACATTGTCTGCCACTGTTTCTGAAGCCACTAAAGGATTCATTACAGTGACCAACAAAAGGCCGGAAGCATTGTGCGTATTTCCACTCGAAGGTGCAAAGTCGTTCAGATTACCAATTCTAAGCATGGGTACATTTGATACAAATGGACATTCACACTCAAATTCGTTCGATGTTCGCAGATCCCAAATGAAATTGTACGCATTATCAAGGTCCATAGACAAGGGAAGAAAGCTCGACGTTATGGCAGGAATAAAAGAAATTCTAATCCGGCCAGAATGATAAGCTGTCTTAGCGGCAGAGAACCTATATTTAATGGAACCATTCCAAAATTTGAAAAAGGTCGAGACATAAGCTAACATAGTTGGGAAGAAAACACCTCCCGCTGTCTGACAAGCAGTTGGGTCAACATGGGCTCTGAAGAGTAAATCTTCAGCAACACCCGTGGTGGCCCAATTAAAAGACGCAAGAATTGACTCTCTCTTCACTAAATGTGAAATATCGAGAGCATCAATCTTTTGTCCCATGTCTTGGCGGGGAATGCTTTCTCCTGAGGACAATGACATAGAAACAGAATTACTAAGACTATCATCGTTAGTATACCGGTAAGCGGGGTTATTTTGAAAGATATCTCCACCGACTTGTGCACGAGGCAACATTCGGAGAGTATCTGGTACATCATAACCCAGCCTATCGATATGAAAATCGCTGGTAGCCCTCTTTGGACGAGCAGGTATAACATCAGGTAAATTGAGATTCATTGGTGTTTTCTTTTCGCGTAATTTAAGATCTAATTTTGCTTTCGCTTTTGTAGTACTCCTTAGAGTGCCATTCTTCTTCACAACATGCATCATTGCAGGTGTTGGTATTGCAGACTCCACAGGTGTGGGGAATGTGATAACAACATCGTCAAAATATGCATACAACGTATATGTTGCAGTCGTTGGAACAATGGCAGTCTTCAGAGTATTTAGAACATACATTTCAAATGTTCCAAGTGAAAACGCATTGGCGGCAGTACTGACTAACTCCCACGCAGCTTCGGATGCCACATAAGGCACCTTCATGCGTGCAGAGTTACCAGCACTAACGTCAATCTCCATCCGCTGATAAGCAGAGAGACCAGTCAAATGATTCTTCGCTAATTCACGCTCTTGTTGCTCCACAGAAAATGGTCGCCAGATCGCCATAAGTTTCCCCGAAAGGAAAGGCGGTCCGTTGACCAATAAGTGGAAGCACAAAGAAGCGTGAAAATACGTAAAATTATTTAGCTTTTCTCTAATTAGCTTATTCGCAGCGAAAAGAGTCTCCGGTAGGTCTAGACTAAGGATTGCTCCAGTCTGGGACATATCAGAGGGCGTAAAACTCGGGACAATATCGTTTGTGTTCCATTCTCCAGCAGCAATTGCAACGGGTCTCTTGAGCAGTTTAATAAGGTCATTGTTTTCGGATTCAGGTAGATACTTTTGAGCAACAGCGTCCGTAGAGCCCACAAGATCAGAGTTAGTAATATTAGAGTCAGCCACAAAAGTGGTGACAGTCTCTTTATCCATCTCCGATCCCGTGGACGTACGAAAGGGTTGTTCGCGAGATTGAGGTTCCATGGTCAGTTCAGTAAATTTGGTTGTTGAGTAAGTTTGAGATTCTTGTTTTGCAACTTAATTATTTAAGGTCCTAGCCGTGTGTCAAGTTAAACGACACAGCGGACCCACCGAATAGGCAGCCTATATTTATGGTGGCACACGCTCTATTAGTAGAGTTAAATAACTCTCCACCACGCTTGGTAGCGTACTTGGATTCGCAGACTTCAAAATTGCGGTGATCATATAGAAGTCCCATTCCAAGATTTAGAATAACTTCTTATCGATTCCTATCAACTTATAAGTTTCGTAACTATAAGTCTCCGGAATCCGGTTACACCGCCGTCTACACGCTTCCACGAGCAGGGGCCGATAGTGATCAAAGATCTCAAGAGGATGTAGGGATAGCTCCTGGATTGAAGCGGAGACATTGTCCAAAGTGCTTTCGCACTGGTCAAGGTCTCCACGAATCCAATTGCTCATTTCCAACACAGTCGCAAGGTCCAACGGAGCACCATATCCTTCATTATTCTTCACGAATTTTCGTTTTAAAAAACTAATTTCGTGAAGCTTCCTGAATTTTACGATGTTTCCAGTTTTCGCTTCATCTGTGTAGGTCATACCTATCTCGTGATACGCACGAGTTATCGTCTCTTGATTAAAAAAATCACTAACTGTTAGGCTTACATTTCCGACATTGTCGTCTCCGTATGCGACTAATTTGACATATTTGTTGTAGTCTAGAACATTAAATTCTGTTCCTTCCGTCAACAATTGCCAACAAATTCGCATAGAGAGACAATTATACAATGAATTCAACACAGCTGTCAGAGGGTTCCCTGAAGGCTGCGAATGAGTCCACATATAAATATCCTTGCCGTTAATGTGCACGGAATGTACTATCTCCTGGAAGAGCGTATATCTGAGCAAGTAATGATCATCACCATACCATTCTTGAATTAAATCAAGACATGCTATGAGTATCTGGGGGTTCAATGTTCCATCAAAGTTGGAAAAATCACCAGCAAACACTAGATCACCCTGCTCAGACAACGCCTTTCCAAGTCTAGTCCAATCGTGTCCAAAAGGGTTCACACCAACACAAATTTCATTGTCAATACGGTTTTCCATAACATGTGCCATAAAACCCAAGAAATACTTTCTCATAACGAGAATGTAATCCATGGGTCCTGCAGCAAAGATACGGGTTTTACCAGCTTCGACTTTGAGAATTGGTCGGCGTTCATCTTTTAGGGTATCTACGAATACGGTTGGTTTCCGAATCCCGATCGAGGCCATCTCGGTATATTGAGCCATGTTGTCCCGCACATCATCAGAGAGTTTATACTCCTGATCAGTGCCGAGCCATTGGCTCTTACCAAGCTTTCCTCGTTCGCGTTTCTTCGACCAACCAAATCCAGCAGAGGATCTACGATTGATAGGTCCCAAAAATTCATCTCCCTCAATTCCAGCCACAGCTTCTTCGTCAGTCAACACGCGTTGATTCTTCAGAGCAGTTTTGTGGAATAGAATTGGGCGAAATGAATCTTTGGCATTTTCTATCAAAAGTTGATCTATATATTTTGGTACCATTCCGGCTTTCTTAAGTCCTATTTCCATAGGATCAAGTCCGCCTACTTTATGCAGGTACGCAGGCATAGTATTGGCAGTTGTCACCTCTCCTTGAATTAGAGAAGGAC